CTTTCTTCTTCTTAGATTCTGAGGTCATCACCATCGTCTTGTAATTACAGAATAGAAGTAAGTCGCACCATTCTTTGACTACGGGAGCGGTTTGTGAGCTTGTCTTCTTACCTAGCTTTAATTCGTAGCGGTCGTAAGCTCCATCTTCATCGGGTTGTTCGAACTTGCGAAGTTGAGAATGTGCGGTCAAGACCACGTTGATGCCAATGTCCACTAATTCTTGAAGCTTGTCTAATAAGCGACCCATTTCTTCTCTGACATACGTGTATCCATTCCCATAGCCGAAGTCTTCGATTCCTCTCTTTCCATGCATCGAGCACACACTCTCGATTGCAAGTGATTCAGCCCAATCGATTGTGTCGATGACTAGCGTTTTGCAAACTGTTGGATTCGCTTTCACGAATGCGATTTGATTCATGAGCATCGTCCACGATGTTGGCTTGTCCATACGTTTGACATCCATGTTCGATGTCGAGCCTTCTGTGTCGATGAATAATGGATTCGGGAATTGTGCTGCGAGTGTTGACTTTCCGATTCCTTCGGTCCCGTAAATCACTACACGTTGGGCTCTTGCTTGTTTACCAGATGTTATGTTCATGTGATTTCTCCTTCCTTATTTAAAACTTCCAAGTGTTCGTTGGTTCTGTGTCTTGGAATGGTGTGACGGTGTCTGATACGACATAACCATCCTCGATGATGATTTGGCATTCCTCTCCACTTGATACTCGAGTCGCAATGGCTTGAAGCCCCTCAGACTCTAACCACTTGCCGAATTCGTTTAATGTTGGAATGTCCATTTGTTCGAGCTTGTCCAAGAGTACGAATCCACATTCTGGTTTCAACTTGCGAACGATGGCGGTTGCCACTCTTAATTGTTGAGAGCCGCTCATGTTGTCCCATTTTTGTCCTTCGAAGACGAGCTCTCCATCTTCTACTGAAAGCCCTGGCAATGGTAAGTCCGCACTATCGAGTAAGCTTGTGCGTTCGTCTCGAACATCTTGGATTTCTTTCGTCAATTGGTCGTATTGAGAGCTGTATTGTTTTGCATCTTCTTCAGCTTTCTCTTTGTCGAGGTTTGCTCGAACTTTGCGATTGATTTCTTCGATGTTTGCGATTGAGCTTTCAATCTCATCCGTTGATTCGTCCACCAAGTCTTCAATGGACTTGTTTGCTGCGATGTAGTCGCTCATTAGACTCTCGTGAGTCGCTTCTTCTTGAGCAAGTTGTTCTTTCAATTGTTTCAAACGAGCTTCTGAGAGATGCAACGAGTTCACGATATTTTCTCGATTTTGTCTCTTTTTGGCGTTCTCACCATTACGTGCAAGAATCTCTTGTTGCTCATGAATCAAGTCCGCAATGCTTACTAATTCATTCGGAGCTTCGGGATATTGAGGTTGTTCGGCTGCGTATTTCTTTTTCTGATCCGCAATTTGACCGATTGTTCTTCGCTCGTTGTATAGTCGTTCTTCTTTTCTATCGAGCTCCCACAACTTCTCACCGACTCCGATGATTTGAAGAAGCGTGTTCGCCTTATCCTTCGAGCTTGATTCGATGAATTTTGGTAGGTTCAAAGCGAGCTCTTCCACGAATGAATCAAGCAATTGTTGACCTGCTTTTTGTCCGTTTGGATCCGTAACTTTCAAATCTGAATTCTTGCCCTTACGTTCCACAATGAGTCCGTTTGATAATTCCAATCGAAGCGTTGGTGGATTCATGGACCCGTCACGAGCTGGTTTGCTTGGTTTGTACTTATTGCCACCCAATGCCCAAGCAATGGCATCGAGGACACTTGTTTTCCCTTGGTTGTTGTTGCCACCGAGAATTGTGAGTCCGTTTGATGTAGGCTCGATTGTGACCGCCTTGACACGCTTCACATTCTCGATTTCTAGTTTGTTGATTTTTACGGTCATTTATTCATTCCCCACTCTTCTTTGTTATCTTCGATGACTTTTGACATTGGTGTTCCTGTTCCTCTTGCATAAATCACCATTTTGATTATTATTCCAAGTGCTTCTGTGATATTGAAATCAGCATTCTCATATTCTTGAACCGTTTCTAAGATTTTGAGAACAAATTGTTCTTCTTTTTTAGTTGTTTCACTCATTCGTTTGATTTCTCCTTAATTTATTTTTATAATGTAGTTAGTTAGTTTTGAAAGTCGGTGATTGTTTCATCGGCTTTTTTGTTTTCGTTTTTGGCATGAATTATTATTTCTTTTCCTCCTTTGTTTTCCATGTGTCTTGAAAATCGGGCTCGATATATTTATCTTCTCTCATTAGGTTTACTTTATTTATGTGTTGATGACTCGCCTCCCCAACTAAGAGCACGATGCTCATCATTGCGATAATGAGTCCAAACGATAGGATGTACCATCCTAGCATCCATCTCATTAATGGAATGAATCGCACTCTTGTTTTTCTTTTTCGTCTCATCTAAGCCAACCTCCTTCCTTGTGTTCGATTTATTAACAAAATCTTTTTTCAAAATCTTTCTTACTATCCCGAAAAGTCTGAAGAATTCTTAAATTAAAATCTGTTAATCCATCCTTTAATATGTCCACATGAATTTTTAATATTATTTCATCATAGGCTTCAAGATATTTATTTCGTAATTCTTCATTGTTTTTTATATCATTGCTTTTTATATTTTTTCTTTTTCTTCTCATTATGCCAATCTCCTTTCAAATTCTGTTCGGCTCATCTTGGTCCCGTATCGATTCGCCCAATTGATTCCTTCAAGCTCGAGGAATCTTTCGAACAATTCGATGTTGATGTTGACATCGTTTCGTGAGATCCGTACATAAGCATCAGCATATTCGCTCGCTTTGATTCGATTCACGATTGTCTTCCACTTGGATTCCGTGTTGTATCTTGGATACATTTCTTGGAATTCTTTTTTTGAAATAATCTTCTTATTCATGCTCCCTCCTTAAAACGTTGCTTTTCGGGAACGCTTTATGTAAAAAAAATTGACAAATCATCAACTTTTAATACTGTTGCAATAGCTGCTAAATCATCAGCACCCACATCCACATTCCCATTCTCTCTTTTTGCCAACCAAGTTCGATTTTTGCCTAACTTCATCGCCACCTCTTCTTGAGAGAGATTTCTTGCGATTCGTTCAGCCTTCAAACGGTTAGGGTTAAATAAAATCTTTTTCAAACTTCCATCACCTCCTCTAATGTATGTTGCGTTTGTGTGACTCTTTTTCTTGTTTTGTACGACTAATTTCTTAACCGCGACCTAATAATAGCATTGGTGTTCCCGTTTGTCAACACTTAATATCAAAAAAAATAAAAAATGTTTCTTTTTGGGAACGTTGATGCTATAATAATCGCATAAATAAAGCAAAAGAAGGAGCTTCAAAACCATGAGAACAAATTCCGAAATTGTTGATATTATTATCGACTTATGCAATCAAAGAGGATGGAGCTTGAGCGAATTCGCTAGAAAATTGGATTTACCAAAATCTTCCATCTCGAGATATTTCAACAAAAGCAGACAATTACCAATCAATAAAATAAATTTATTCGCTGATACTTTAGGAGTAAACTCTGAATATTTGTTGGGAATTAAAATTTCAAATAATGATTTGATAGATATTTACAACAAACTAGACTCCAAACGACAAACTAAAGTATACGAATTCGCTTCGCATCAATTAGATGAACAAAATGGAATCCAAGAAGAGAAAGTGGTTTATCTCGTTCGTGGTCGTCAATCTGCTGCCGGATCCATGATTCATGTGGATGATGTAGATGCCGAGATGGGTGTGCTTCCCTCTTCAATCGTCCCAAATGGTGCGAATGAATTGGTTCAAATCACAGGTGATTCGATGGAACCGCTCATCAAGAAAGGTTCTGAAGTATATCTAAGATATCAACCGACTGTCGAAGATGGCGAAGTTGCTATCGTTCGAGTTGAAGATGAAGGAGTTACGTGCAAATACTTATTTAGAGATGGGAAGAATGTTATTCTCAAGTCTGAGAATCCAAAGTATGAGGATTTGATTGTTGATGCTGAGAAAGTATCAGTAATTGGAAAGGTTCTTTTATAGGAGGTTTATTATGTATATAGAGGAACGACACGGGAAGGATGGCATCAGTTATCGCTATTGTGAGAAGTTCTATGACCCTCGTTTTGATAAATGGCGTAGAAAATCCGTTACGTTCAACAACAAGACTCGTGAGACTAGGAAGAGAGCTCAAGAGATGCTTACGAATGCCATTCAAAAAGAACTTGGGAATGTGGTGACAGATAGCCGAACGATTCATTCGGTCATAGAGGAGTACAAAAAAATATATAAGAAGAACGTGAAGCGAACCACATTCTTGTCCGTAGAGAGACAATATGAAGAGTTTGAAGAATTCATTGATTCAAAGAGAATTATCACTACAATCACAACTCAAGACTTGAATCGATTTTTTGATTTTCTTTTGTATCAAAAGAATCTAGCGAATCAAACAACATCGACTTATAAATCACGTTTAAATAAGTTGTTTCAATTTTCGGTCAAAAATGGATACATTGAGACGAATCCAATCGAAGATTGCATCATCGAATATAAAGCCCGAACAGAATCTAAGAAGAACCCCAACAAATTCTTGGAGGATGACGAATACAATCGTTTGATTGAATATACTCGAAAAATCAATCTAAGATATGCGATGTTCTTTGAATGGATGTATATGACAGGAATGCGAGCTGGTGAAGCTCTTGCCCTAACTTGGGACAAAATCGACTTGGATTCAAATCCACCAGTTGCACACGTATCTTCAACGCTAGAATACCACCAATTGAAAATCAAGGATGTTTATGCGAGCACTTCTCCAAAAACGACCGCATCGATCCGTTCGGTCTCGCTCCCAAATAGATGCATCGAGATTCTTGCTCAAATTGAAGAATTAGAGGGCAACAATCAAGGATTCATCTTCACGACATCTAAACACACCCCACTAACAATCACAGCTGTGAATGCGTTCCTACGGACACATAGAGAACGCATGGGCATCGACAAGAACATCTCCACTCACATATTCAGACACACGCATATCTCGAAGCTTGCTGAGATGGGATTGCCGCTCTATTCAATTCAAGCTCGAGTTGGTCATGAAAATAGTCAGGTGACTGAATCTATATACTTGCATATCACGAAAAAGATGAAAGATGAAGTATATAACGCAATCCAAAATATGTGAAAAGCTTGCCCCCAAATCGCCCCCAAGAACACTTTGCCCCCAAAAATATCACACCACAGAAAAATAGACAAAAAGAAAAAGCCTTGATATATCAAGGCTTTTCGTGTGTTTATTAACGTCTACGTTCTTGGATACGTGCTGCTTTACCACGCAAGTTACGGATGGTGTATAGGATATTCAAGAAAATCCAAGAAGCGTGTTTTTGTTGATATTATAGTATTTTCGAAGGCTTCACAAGTTGAATGAAGAGCAACTAATGATGACCCAAGCGATTTTTTCGCCCCCATTTTGCCCCCAAAATAAAAAAGCCTACCCCGAAAGGTAGGCTCATTGTTTATTCTTCGAAGTGAATTGCTCCACTTTCATCAACACGAACGGATGCTTTTTCGAGCATCTCTCCATTCTCGTTGAAATAGTAGTACGCATCACCAATCTTGCGAACTTCTTTAGACACCATGTCTCCATTTTCGTTTGTACAATAGTACCATTTGTCGAAATACTGAATCCAACCAGTAACCATTTCTCCAACGTTATTGAAGAAGTACCACTTACCGTTGATGTTTTGCCAACCTACAGCCATGAATCCTCCTGGTTTTAACCAATACCATAAACCTTCATCATCTTGGTACCAAGTATTTTCAAGAGCGTATCCATTGTCATCAAATCGGAAGTAACTTCCATTAATCTTTTCCCATTTCGATTTAGGATAGTTTCCGTCTTCGTCACGGTACCACCAACCAGTGCTGTCTTCCACCCAACCTTTTGCAACCGCAACAACTTCTTCCACGTCGTCATAGTGTGGACGAATATATCCAACCATTCCAGCGTAAGAACGAGTACGATAACGAGCTGGTCCACCTACTTCTAAATAGTCCCAGTTTCCGTCAACGTTTTGTTCGATTGTCTTAAGTGTGTAGCCGTCACTATCTTCGATAACAACACCTGTATGTCCGTACGGAGAACCAGGTACTTCCATTACGAAGATGTCACCTTTCTTAGCGATAACGCCAGGTGCTTCATAAACAACATTTTCACCTTGAGAGATTGCCGAATTGAGTAAGTCAATTGCATTACCCCAAAGCGTTTTACCTGTTGCTCTGTAATAGACAGTGTTTGAACCGTCCACACATTGCCAGCCGTAAACTCCATCGAAGTCCACACCTGAACTATTATTAGCAGCTTCTTTCAAAGGTGCTAAAGCATAATCTACTGTAACCATATATTCATCTCCTTATTAATTTGTTGGCCAAGGGTCGTCTGTGAAATAACTTATGTTAGAAACCCTTATGTCGCCGATATCTTTATCTGCTGGTATCGGGTCTAAGAATTGGAAACGTAAATGGTTTGCGTCTCCATAACCTCCGAGATACCATGTACCGTATGGGACACCGTCATCGTTATATATTGGTCCAATTAATGATGTTGCTGTTCGGTAGCCGTAAGGCATTTGCCCATTTGTTAAGATGAAAACTTTCTTTTCGCGGTTTCCAGGATGCGCCACGAATCCAAGCCCACCACGGCGAACAATACCGAACCAACCCCATTGCAAACCACCGAATTGTAGTTGCACAATATCGTTAATTCTTCGTGCTTTTACGTATGAATTACCGAGTTTAGAAGCTGTATTTAGGGTTTTCCAACCAGTATCTCCATCTAATACCGCCCAACCAGTGTTACCTGAAGGAGTTCGTTTAATCCATTTCAGCGCACCATTTGTTTTAGCTGTGTCAACATAAGTTTGACCTAGTTTGCCTTCTACTTTACCATTCGGCATACCAGTCCCAATAAGTTCGCTAGACGAAGTTGAAGCATTTTGACTGGTTTCTGGTAAAGTTACCGAGCCTCCACCGTCTGACAAAATAAGCGTGTTTCCTGATAAAGTCAATTTTTGAGGAATACCAACGCCATCAGCACCTTTTGGACCAGTTAAACCAATAGGCCCTTGAGATCCAGCGGGTCCTTGAGGTCCAGTCTGTCCGATTGGTCCTTGTTCCCCACGCTCGCCTCTTTGTCCGTCTTGACCTCGTTCACCTTGCAATCCTTGAGGACCAGGAGGACCTTGTTCCCCACGTTCTCCACGAGGTCCAGGCTCTCCTCGTTCGCCTTTTTCTCCCGCTTTCAACTGTACGGCTTTTAGTTCGTCTTTAGTCGCTAGGGTATCAGATTTTGTTTCCAAATTTTGAACTCGCATTTTTAATACTGTATCGTTGTACGGTTGCGGTAGTTCCGTTTTTTTAGCATATTCTTCTAGGCTCTGATGATCAGTTAAGTAGCCTTTAGATTCCAATTCTTGCTTGGTAACTAATTCGCTAGTATTCACGCTTGGTTTGTGTTCCAAAACTTCCAAGCGTT